CGTAACAGACTTTGTGCGGTCACAGACATTACATTTTCCTTCCCACACTGACGACACTCCATTATGATATTCGCCATACTTCTTTCCACAATCATTACAGACCACATATGCATTCTCAAGTTTCTTCAGCAGAGCACCCTTATTCAGGAGTTCCATCGCATCCATTTCCTCATCAGTATATTGAAGATTATCAGGTTGTTCGTAACGTGAGAGTCGTGCTTTCAGGTCAGCAATCTTCTCCTGCGTTTCCTTATAAAGTTCCCAATACTTGTCTTCCCATTCATTCTTATCTTCTGCAAGTTTCAGGTCATACTCTTCTGCTGCCTTACGCATATCTTCCATACTACGCATATCGTTGAAGACAAGAGACAGAGCACCCTTATCAATACCTTGCATATTATGCCCCATAGAAAGCATAAACTTGCTAAAGAGATTGAAGAGTTGAATGGAGTTCAGGTCTTGTGCGGGAACTTCAAAAGTAAAGTTCTCTTCAGGAAGCATCTCATCATCATAGATACCACCTTTGCCAGTCCACTTGGAAGTATATTTGAGTGTAACAGTCGCTTCGTACATAATCTTGGATTTCAATACTCATACTATAAAGCACCTCAACTGTGAAGTCAAGGTGCCTTGTGCCAGTTTAGAAAGTGTATTCTTTCCACTCCGTAATTTTACAGTTATCAAGAATAAATTGCATTTTATTGTATGGTGCTCTTGGTTTTTTTGTGAGTTTCATACCAGTTTGTTCCAAGAGTGTATGTCCTTTTTTAGTGTTGCAAGAAGAACAAGCAACAACAAGGTTTTCCCAACTATCATCACCACCACGACATCTTGGAATAACATGGTCTATCGTAAGTTTTCTTGTAGAACCGCAATATTGGCAAGTATGATTATCTCTCTTATAAATCATTGCTCTTGAAGGTTTACAAGATACAATTTTAGAAAGAGGAACTTTTACATAATTCAATAACCGAATTACACGATTAGAGAGAACTTGTGCTTTTTCTTTAAGTAATAATATAACTGCTCGCTTCCAAGAAGTTATATTTAACGGTTCGTATGATGAATTTAAAACTAATACTGTAGTATTTGGTTGTATTGTAATTCCTATCATACCTTTTGTCTGAAGGTACATAATATCTATCAATATCTTGTCAGTTGAAAAACTCCATTTTTCTCAACAATTGCAGAACAAGTATCTACAAAATCTCCACAACACATATAAGAAATTTTATCAAACTTACGAACATTTGCGTGATGAATATGACCGCATATTACACCTTCATATCCACCTTTATGGCGACAATAGTTTGCAATATCAGTTTCATACTGATTGATATAGTTCTTTCCACGAATTGTATTTTTTAGTGCATAAACTAGAGAAAAATTAAAAAATCTTTCCAACAAGATACTTAATGGTGTAATGAATTCATATCCCCAGTTAAAGATAAGTTGTTTCCAAGAGCCAGATGAAAATTCAGAATGCTTGTCACCGTGAGTACAGAGATATTTTTCTCCTTGTTTAGTTTTATAAACATATTCATCGCAGATTAAAAAATTCTTATATTGAAATCCACAATAACGGCGAATTGCTCCTTCATGATTTCCCAAAACATAAACAATATCTACTCCCTTTTTTGTCAGATTAAGAAGTTGATGGACGCATTCTGTATGTTCTTTTTTCCAATGAGTATTATATTTTTCCATGCAGTAGATATCAATAATATCTCCCACTAATATCAGTTTTTTTGTTTTGATTTCTTTTAAAAACTTAAGAAATTTTTCAGTATTACATCTTTCGGTACCAAGATGAACGTCCGAAATAAAAACTGCGTCGTAAGACATTTTATTTTCTTCTACTACTTCTTATATATTTTATAAGTGATTCACCACTCTCTATCAAGTCTAGCATTCCAGCAAGGAACTCTTACTCTTTCTCTCCAGTGTCTAACATATCCAGGTCTCCAATGATTACCCGGAATGTATTGTTCGCGATAAACAAACTTGGTACATACTCCACCTCCATTAAAAGGTTCCCAAAATTCATTCCAAGTTATAGCTTTTACTGGAAGAGGTAAGAGTAGTAGTGCTAGAAAAGTATATTTAATCATTCTCCTAGAGTATGAATCACTGGTTTTTCGTGTGCTAGAATATCATAAAGGTCTTTATTTTGCGCGGCAGATACAGGAATAAACTCTGTATTTGGGTCAAACTTATCATCACGAATCGCTTGGTTAATCACAATCGAACCATCTTCACCTGAATATGAACGATGGAATGTCATTTTAGGAATCACCAATGCACCAGAAGAACGATTAAGATGAACAATATGATACGGATAGCGCCATTCTGGATTCACCAACTCAAATGTTCTCATACCAGACAGAACACGATTGTGGTCTATCTGGTGATAATGAATATAAAACTGCTTGGCACCTACAACATCATCAGGAGGAGAGATTGCAGGTCCAGTATGACACACTAGGTCCTGCGCGTTTGAGTTTTCTACTGAAATATCATAGAAGATAACTGCTTCTGTTTCACGGAATACTCTGTGCTTCTTAAACTGAACTTCACTCATTAGTCTCTCCTCATCTCATCATCATTATGAAAGAAATCAACAATATCATCAACGCTATCGAATCTTGTTCTGTGCTCTCTTGGATCAGGATTTCCAAGGTCTAATAGATTAAGAAACTCATCCATACTACCTTCTTTCATATCTGGATTTGCTGCTTTTCTACGTGCTTGACGGAGTAATGTTGCAGCACTTCTGTTTGCCTTGGCAAGTTTCTCAATCCATATCATTTCACTTAACTCTACTGATTCTCCTTTTACAATCTTTTCACAAATTGCTTCAACCTTAATCCTGTATTGTGTAGAGAGCATATGTCTTTATTAGATATAGTGTATTTAGACCTTATAATCCTCCTGGTAGTATCCAGATACTACTTTGTCATAGTTCGCTGTCGGACAGTTAGAAAGGCGGTGCTGAAGATGATTTAGACCTGAAATAGAATAATCTTCATACTGATTATCTTGAAGAATACCAATCAAGTGCTTTCGTTCGTTTGATGTTTTAGGGTGACGAAGAGCACACTTGCCAATGTAATCAATTTTGCGATAAGTCCTGGACATAATCCGATCCTCAATTACTTTACTATCCTAATCTTTTTTTCCTTTTTCGTCAAACTCTTTCATCAATTCTTCGGCAAGTTTCATAGAACGACGCCATATTAGATACTTGATGATGGGATTTGCTGGATTATGAGCAACCCACCATTTAACTTTTTCGTATTGTACTCGCGCAAGTTGTGTCAGCATATAAAATGCCCTCGCTACTGATTGATCTGTAACAATCAAATAAGCAACACAAAAAAATATAATCAAATAAACGTATGATGCACTCATGGATTATGATGTGATTTTATTGAGTAAAGGTAATCAAGAATTTCTACTTTGAGTGCCTCAAGTTCAGTTTCACAATCCAACTCTTTGGCAACAGTGCGAATTTCTGGATGATTTGTTTGTAGGTCTTCCAGCATCAAATCAAGTGCCTGAAGTTCTTTTTGTGTCATTTGGTTTGATGATTAAAGGACAAGAAGGAATAGATTGACGAATTGTTTGAATGATTTCTATTCTTTGTTGTGGAGTAAGACCTACAACTTTCGAAAGACGATTGATAATAGAAATAGCATCAGAGCATGATATGGTTGTTGCAAGAAACAAAGCAACCATAAGTTTTTCCTATTCTATTACTATTTAATCAACCAACAACTCTCCAACAAACAACAGCGTTACCTTTTTTTACTGAGGAAATATGAGCAAAAGCAGCATAAGACAAATCTAAATCCGCATGAGAATATGGACCACGATCATTCACCCTTACAATCACTTGCTTGAGGTTGTCTTGGTTTGTAACTCTAATCTTAGTTCCCATAGGAAGGTAAGGGTGAGCAGCAGTCCAACGATAAGCACTAAATTGTTCTCCATTAGCAGTTGTTTGACCATGAAAACCATCACCTACACCATAATAGGTCGCAATTCCACAAGTCAAACCAGCAAGCAATCCAATCATTTTGAGATCTCCCAATGTTCATTACCTTCTTTTTGAATCCAAAAACAGTATTGACGATTCAAAGAAACCAAAAAGAACTTATCAGTTGTTTCTTGCTCTACTTCACAAGAATGAAATGAAGACATAATATTCACGAAGCGATTCTTTGCCTTAGAACTTTTAGGAGTTACGTTTACGAATCGTTTCTTCATCTTAAGAGTTTTCATAGAGCTCATAGTTTTTCAACCTCCACAAAGGTCATTGTACAGAGTTTTCATAGGTGTGTCAAGTACTCTTGGTAAAGTTCTTGTTCTTTTGAGTGCGCTTCTTGTTCCCAAGGCATCTCTTCATAATTTAAATCACTACAATCAATCCCTTTCCAGCAACGAATATCTTTTTTATCTCTTAAATCACCGCGAACATGTTGAAGAATATGTTGACATTCGTGAAGAAGAGTCTTGATATAATCCTCTTTATTAAGACGATTATGAATCTCAATTAGGAAACTTCTAGGTCTCCAATCACAATCAGTTACAGAACACCATCCATAAACACCTTCTCTCAAAAGACCTCTATGAAGCACCTCAATTTCAATATTGTATCTTTTAAGGTACTTAGATACAAAGAACTCTACAACGCTGTTAGAGAGTCTTCTAGAATAGTTAGAACCGCTTGTATGGAGTACTAGCATTAGAATACAAAGTTCAAGATTGCTTCAGAAACTTTTGTGCCCCAGTGAATAACCCACACAAAAGATCCAATAAAAATCAATCGGTCTAGATTGGAAAACCTCATCGGTCTCGTTCGGTATGTGCCTACTATAAAACCTCATAGGGTTGCTATGAGGTTATTGTGTGCCAGTTCTTAAGGTGTCTACTTTTCTTTTATTAAAGATTTAAGTTCATCAATTTGATTTTGTTGGTTTTTTACAACTTCAATAAGTAATCCAACCAAACCATTGTAATTTACAGTCTTAGTTTCATTTCCACTAACAAGTTCTGGTAATACTTTTTCAACATCTTGCGCAACAATACCGACAGATGGTTTATTTGTCTCTTTCCAATTAAAAGTTATACCATTTAATTGAAGAACTTTATCAATAGGATTTGTTATTGTTAAAATATTTGTTTTTAGGTTTATATCTGATGTTGAATTAAAGTCTATTGCAGTTACAATACCAGAAACTAACGCATCACCAATGACATGAAGTTTTGATGTTGGATTTGTGGTTCCTATTCCAGTGCTACCAGTAGCATTAATAACAAAAGGAGTTGCATCGGGATTGGTATCATCTTCAACAATTAATGCGTTGCCAGTACCAAGTTGATTAATTCTTAAAGCATTTGTTGTCGTATTAACGGAAATTGTATTAATTCCAGTAATATTAAGTCCTTGAGTTTGAAGAACGCCAAAAACAGTAGCACCATAACCAGTAGTTTCAAATTCTTTTACATTGTCATAATAGAGTTCTACTGCACCGTTTGTAGTGAAAATAGCGTTGGTTTCTCCAAATCCACCTGCAGTAATTCTAACTGCATTAGAACCTCCGATAAACAAATCGCCAGTTCCAGAATCATTAATAATACTATTACCACCATCATGATAAATCTCTAAATCATTACCATCACCCAATAGTAACTTTTTATTATCAGGAAGTTTCCAGTTCTCACTTGACTTTAATGAAGAACTACTGTTTTCCCAAGTGATTGTCTTACGAATATTAGTGGAACCAATACCAATTC